TACCTGCACCAACACCTGCACCAGCTCCAACTCAAACAGGAGGAGTGCCAGAACCTGAACCTTATGTTCCACCAATTCCTACTCCTGCACCTGCACCTGCTCCAAGTCAAGGCCCAGATAGAGGATCAGCAGGATCAGCAGGACCAGCACCTCAAGAAGATACCCCAAATTTTTTAGCGTTTCAGCAAACACCAGAGTATCAAGATTGGGTTAATAGTGGCGGAATAGGAACAATGGATATGTACACTGCCAGTGATGGCAGAAGATTTGGTTCTGGAACTGCGGGAAGAATGTATGAAAGATATTTAGCTTCATTGGGACAAGAAGATTCAAACACTTCTGCTCCCGCACCAGTATCAGCACCTGAACCAGAATTTGTACCTCCGCCTACAATGCCAGAGCCTAATGGATTCTTTCCAGGCGTAACACCTGACTTTTCAAACTTAGACTTTAGTGGATTGTCAGACTTAAGCTTAGAGGACATGGACTTTAGTAACTTACCAGGTATGATGCCTCCTCCAGTTTCACCCCCAGCAGCAGCAACAATGCCAGCTCCAGCTCAAGCACCTGCACCCGTTTACACACCACCGCCATCTCAAGTACCAATGCAAGACATGATGGATGATTACGACTTTGGAAACCCAAATTTAAGAAACATGAGAGGGTTTGACCCTAGAAGATAAAATAACACAGGCAGGAGAGAGCCATGGACGCTATAAACTTAGCAGAATACTTATTTAAAAATTTAAGACAAAGAGAACAGAACACTGTTGACATCGTTGCTGGTGGCAATGTAAGATCGATGGAAGATTACAAGTATCTTATGGGAGAGTTATCGGCGATTCGATCCCTTATAGAAGATCTAAAAGAAACGCTGCATATGGAAGATAACGATGACTAAAGATATCGCAAAAAAGAATGATACTAAATCCGAACTAGACAAAGCATTTGTTAATGCTGAAGCTAAAGTTTTGGACCCAACCCTACTAACCAAATCCCTACTAGACAGAATGCCCAATCCATCAGGATGGCGTTTATTGGTATTGCCATACAAAGGCAAGGGAGTTACAGAAGGTGGTATTCAATTAATAAAAGAAACTGTAGACAGAGAATCTTTGTCCACAGTTATATGCTATGTGTTAAAGGTTGGACCTTTGGCCTACGAAGACAAAAATAAGTTTGGCGATGAAGCATGGTCTAAAAAAGGAGATTGGATCCTTATTGGTAGATATGCTGGAACTCGTTTTAGATTAGAGGATGATCACGAAGTTCGCATCATTAATGATGACGAAGTGATTGCTACAATTTTAAACCCAGACGATATTAAATCTTTATAGGAGTAACCAATGGAAGTTCAAGAAGCACAAGAAGAAGTAAATTTAGACGTAGAAATTACAGACGAAAAAATTGAAAAGGCAGCAGTTCCTCAACACAGAAGAGTAGAAGACGATGTTCAAGATCAAGACATTGATATTGATATTGACGAAGGTTCGTCTAACAATTCTCCAGTTACTGAGGATCAAATAAAAGAAGACTTTGCAGTTTCTCCCCAGGTTGAAGAAAAGTCAAAAGATTTATCTGACGTAGAAAAAAGAGCATCACTGGCTCAAAACAGAATTAACAAAGCAGTGGCCCAAGCTAAAGAGTTCCAAAGAAGAGAACTTATGGCCGTTCAATACGCCAAAGATTTGAAAGATCAAAACGAAAAGTTAAGGCAGTCGCAAAAATCTTTTCAATCAAGTTATGGCGATGAATTTGGCAATCGTGTTGAGTCACAACTTAGCCTAGCAAGACAAGCTTTAAAACAAGCAACTGAATCACAAGATTCTGAATCAATAGCTTCAGCTACTGAAGCCCTAACAATGGCTACTTCAGATAGAGCAAGGTTAGAGCAGTATCAACAGCAACAAAAACAATACGAGCAACAAGAAGCTGCTTATGTACAACAAGCTCAAAATCAACAAGAACAACAACCTCAAGCAGCTCCAGAAGAATACAATGAGCCATCAGATAAATCTCGTGAGTGGGCAAAAAACAATTCTTGGTTTGGAAAAGATCAAATTGCAACCTCAGTAGCTTTTGCAGTTCATAAAGAATTGGAAAATGAAGGCTTTGACTTAGAGTCTGATGAGTACTATAGTGAGATAGACAAACGAGTGCAGAAAGAATTGCCTCACAAATTTAACGTGGAAGCGAAAAGAACCGTCCAGACAGTCGCTTCAGCATCACGCAATACATCGACAGGACGCAAACAGAATCGTATTCAATTGACACCAAGTGAACAAGGCTTAGCCAAAAAACTGGGTGTTTCATTTAAAGATTACGCAATACAAAAAGCGAGGCTAGAGAGATCATGACAAAAGAAAAAGATAACGTGGTTGATGATAAGGAAGTTAGGACTTCAAGAAGTGCTGACACTAGAGCAAAAGAAGACAGGCCCAAAATTTGGAAAATGCCTTCAGCTTTAGAACTCCCGGACGAGGCTGTGGAAGCAGCTAAATCTCAAGGAATTACTTATCGTTGGATTAGAGAATCCATACTAGGACAAGATGACAAAACGAATGTCTCAAAAAGATTTCGTGAAGGATTCGTCCCAGTTAAACCAGCAGAGTTACCTGGATTTCATGATTTGCCTACAGTCGATGATGGTCGACACGCTGGAGTTATAGGAGTGGGTGGGTTGATACTGTGCAAAATAGATACAGACCTCGCAGATCAAAGGAACGATTACTTTGAACAACAAACCCAAAATCAAATGACTGCTGTGGAAAACGACCTAATGCGTGAAGAGAACCCAGCGATGCCAATCTCTAGTAGAATGTCATCAAAGGTTACTTTTGGTGGAAATAGCAAATAAGCTATTTTCAAATTTATAACTTAACTAGGAAACTATTATGGCAAATATAAATGCTAAATTCGGTTTAAGACCTATAGGAAAACTTGGAAGCAGTGTGAATAACACTGGTACTACTGAGTATGATATTCTTACAGGAACAACCGGAAGTATTTTTTCAGGCGATCCAGTAAAAATGGTCAACACAGGCGGCATAGCCGTTGCTGCTGCTGGCGATTTATTATTGGGAGTCTTTCAAGGATGTAAGTTTACTAATTCTTCTGGCGAGGTGGTTTTTTCACCTTTCTGGCCGACATTAACAGCTTCATCTGACGCGGTGGCTTTCGTAGTTGACGATCCTGATGCAACCTTTGAAATTCAAAGTGCTGCAACAGGTAGTGTTGTACAAACAGTTGTTGGCTTAAACGCTGACATTGTTTACGCTGCTGGTAGTACCGTTAATGGTAGATCTAATGTAGATCTTAGCGGAACTATGGCAACAGGTACGGCTCAATGTAGAATTATTGGATTTTCTAACGACCCAGAGAATAACGCTCTAGGAACTGGAAGTCTATCTACAAACGTCAATATGATTGTTAAAATTAACGAGCATCTTTATGCTCAAACAACAGGGGTTTAATCATGGCTATTAACAGAGCACAGCTAGCCAAAGAGCTAGAACCAGGTCTAAACGCCTTGTTTGGAATGGAGTACAATCGTTACGAAAACGAACATGCTGAAATCTTTGAAACCGAGTCTTCTGACCGTGCTTTCGAAGAGGAAACAATGATCGTTGGTTTCGGTAATGCTAAAGTAAAAGGCGAAGGAAATTCAGTTGAATTTGATTCAGCTTCCGAAGGCTTTACTTCACGTTACTCACATGAAACCATTGCGTTAGCGTTTGCTCTTACTGAAGAAGCAATCGAAGATAACCTTTACGATAGATTAGGAGCTAGATATACAAAAGCTCTAGCACGATCTATGGCTCATACAAAGCAAGTAAAAGCTGCTTCTGTTTTGAATAACGCTTTCTCATCCAGTTTTACTGGTGGAGACGGTGTTGCTCTAGTAAGTACAGCTCATCCATTAGCGGGTGGCGGTACTTTAAGTAACAGACCAAGCACTTACTCTGACTTGAATGAGACTTCGTTAGAAGATGCCATCATTTCTGTGTCAACTTTTACTGATGATAAAAGCATGATTCTTGCCCTTCAAGGCAGGAAACTAATCATTCCACCACAATTACAATTTGTGGCAGATAGATTGCTTAACACACCAGGCAGAGTTAGCACATCAGATAATGACATCAATGCTATTAAGAATATGGGTATGGTCCCAGAAGGTTATTCAGTTAACCATTTCTTAACAGATAACGATGCATGGTTCTTGATGACAGATTGTCCTGACGGATTTAAACACTTCGAGAGATCTCCTCTTTCAACTTCTATGGAAGGTGACTTTGATACTGGCAACGTCAGATTCAAAGCTAGAGAAAGATACTCATTCGGATTCTCAAATCCAAGAGCAGTCTTTGCATCACAAGGTGCGTAAATCCAATTAATTGGTAAAGGGAGCTTCGGCTCCCTTTTTTTTGGATTTTTTTATTAAACTGATATACAATCAAAGAACTAGGATTATTAACTTGTTCTATCGACTGACCTAGCAGACAAGCCGAGACAATAGAACTTATTTCCGGGAGGAAATTATGGCGAATTCAACATTTAGTGGGCCAGTTAGGTCCGAAGGTGGTTTCCAACACCTAGCTACAAACAGCACATCAGGTAATCAAATCAACGATAAAGTTGAAATTACTACTGCTGGTCAACTTGTGGTACATGGAACAAATGCAAACAACACCAACAGAAGTGCTTTAACTTCTGACAGGTATTTTTTAACAGAATGGTTTAAGAAAAGACCAGCAACCAATGCAAACATTGACCAAGCGTATACGGTTGAAGTTGCAAGAGCAGCAAACAGAGACTTTGAGATTCTAGGAACAAATATGACCACTGCTTTGGTTACCTTTGATACCACAAGAGCTGGTTTAACTGTCACAACTGCTGGTGCTGACCAAGACCAAGGAATCATTGCTCCACATTTAGATACAGGTTTTACAGCTTGGACTGGTGTGTTGTGGGGTACTGAAAACCAAACAGAATGGGAATGTGCAATTTCGTCAAACGCCATTGATAACCAAAAGTTTTGGGCAGGTCTAAAACTTACTAACGATCAATTGATAGCTACTGATGCTGACCAAGCGTATTTTAAATTTCAAACAGATGCTACTAACTCAGAAGCATTTACTGATTTCACTAAACTGCATTTTGTACACTCAGTTGCTGGAACTGATTTTATTTCGCAACTGCCTATAACAGTAGCTGCTAATACTACTTACCATTTAAAAGTGGTTATTGACAGTGACAGAAAATTAACAATCTTTGTTGATGGTACACAGTACGACATTACAACCACTGCAGGGTCTACAGGTGGAACAGCCGTATCTGCTGTAGCCGAAGGTTCAGAAGCAGTGCTATCAGGAGCTTTAACTGACAATGTTGATTTTATTCCTTACATTGGAATAGAAGCTGGAGCTGCGGCAGCTGAAGCACTTGATGTTCATTATCAAGCAATCAACAGAATTATATTTGAATAGGGAGTAACTTATGGCAACTAGACTAACTGGCTCAGATGTC